GACGTATTAGCAAAATCCCCGGCAGTCTTAGCCGTCTCCTCCATAAGCAAGCCATAACGGGCCTGAACCTTCTGGTCCTCCGTCATCTGCTCGCCTACACCAATAAGGCCCTCACGCAACGCAAACGCCTGAACCTCAGACTGCAACAGATTGATACCAAACCGTTTCAGCGGTTCAGCCTCACCAGCCAAACCAGACTGGAACACCTGCAACGCCTCAGCCACATCAATGTTGAACACGGAGGCAAAGTCCGTCGCCCGCGTAGACACATCACCAATGAACCCGGCAACATTGCCACCCTCACCGACAACACGATCCGCGAACGCAGAGAATCGAACCGCCGCGTTATTGAACTCAGTTTGTGAAACACCCAAAGCCTGCGCTGAGTTCTCACCAATCTTCAGAACACCCTCAGCCGCATCACCAAACGCCACATTGACGGCGTTCATCGACTCCGACAAATCCGAGGCCGCACCCACCGACTTCTTCGCAAAGTTCACAACCGCGGCAGCAGAGAACGCGGCAGCCACCGGACCGGCAATCCGCTTCAAACTAGAAGCAAACCCGGACAGTTGCCCCTTCGCCTTATTCAGCCCCTTCGGGTCCGACTTATAAACAATCGGAAGGGTAATTCCCTTTGCCTGCGCCATTACCGGAGACCCTTCTTGTTAAACCGCTTCACATAACCGTTAATAATGTCGACCACTTCCTCGATGAGGAACGGACGTTCTTTCATAAAGTTCTGCCACGCAAACCGGCCACCCTTACCACCGGCAGACAATGGATAACGGCGATCTAGATTGTCAATAAACTTCCGACCACGCTCACCACGGACATAACGGCCTCGAGTACCAGCCAAATCTGCAATCTTCAAACCCGCACGGTATTGACCACGCCCGAAAACCTCCATACGGGCGATAGAACCCCTACCGCCACCCGGAGTCGCATAAGCCCCCACGTTCACTCCACGCCACGCTGTACGCCCCGCATGGCGCATACCAGACAGTGGAGGCTGTTGGGGAATGCGTGCCTTAATCCGCGCCGCAGTCGGACGAATAGCCTCTTTGATATCTTTCCCGACCTGCTTCCGCAAATCCGGGTCAATTTCTTTCAACCGGCGATTGACAGCGCGGAGCGTATCAGTCTCGATAGAAACGCGAACGGGCATGTGGCGGGTCCTCCGCCCCCTAGTCTACCGTTTGCCCTTCTTCGACTGTTGACTACGAGACACCAGATACCGGTAAATCGTCCACAACATACGCGGTTCTAACGCGAGAAGTTCACGCGGAGGAATCTGGGTTTCAACCGACAACATGGCAATAAACCAATGCGCGGAAGAATCACCCAGACCCTTTATTTTTTTGCTTCGACGCTGGAAACGCTAGAAACGCCCTCAGTCCACTTCTCAAACGCATCCTTCGTCTTACCCATACGGTGTAAGGCAGTCCACGCTAGGAAAAACATGTGGGTGATTCGCACTTCCTTCTCCAATGTGGTGATGGAAATGTCGAACTTGGTCTCGAACGCGATCAGGTCAGCCGCAATCGCGGACACCTGTTCGGTTGTGCCGTCTAGGAAAGTAACTTCAAGTTCAATCGGGTTCATACCCGACAGTGTACTACGCGGTTAGGCGAGTAACGGTACCTGAAGCGATTGGCCATTCCACGCTAAGCGTGGCCAAGTCGCCCACTGATGAATCGTATGGGCTATATTCAGCGACCAAGTAGACCGCGGAAAAGCCCGGGATTTGTGCTCCCGATAGCGTCCGAGGTTGGCTTGACAACCACAGTCGCGTTCGATCCAAGCAGCGGATACAGGGTAGCGTCCACGGAAGCCGCACCGAAGTCCTGGTGGAAGTCCAGCGAAATGCTGGCATCCTTCAGGCCACCAATGCGGGAACGGTAGTCGTTACCGAACGCGGTGGTCTCCTGCTCCTCAGAGGTCAGGTTGAGAGTAACGGCGGCCAGGCTACTGCTGAAATCTGAGCCGTTAATTTCAATCGAATAGTCCTTTGCCACGAACTTACTCAAGATAACTCCTTATAGTGCAAACACGGTGACCGTGAAATCCACGGCCATATATTGGATATCTCCTATTGTAACGGGCGCAATGTCACGCACTGACTCCACCCGCACATCAAACGCCGAACCATTCAAGGTCGGGTCAGACTCAATCGCCGTCTTTACAGACCGCGCACCCGCATCAATAAACTCATCAAGTTTCTGCTGCGCCCGTCGAACAGTTGTTCGAGTCACCACCGTGTTCACAATAAACCCGTATTGAGTTGCACCACGTTGGAAGGCAACGTCATATTCAACCGTGTCCAACTGGATAACGGCACACGGTAACGCGGGATTGTCAGGCACTTCCTCGTAAACCCGGATACCGGAAATGGTTTCTAGGTTCGTTGCCATGCCTGCTCGAATGTCTGCGAGGCTCACGCCATGAACACCTTACGGAACGGATTGAGTAGTTTCTGCACGTCCGGATCAATACGACCCACACGGACAACACCCATCTCATCAAACCCGGCAACACCCGAGCGGACTTCGTACCGGCGGTACTGCCTGAGCGTCAGCAGAAGCGCAGCCTGCTCCACCGCGGTAGGAATGGCAGGCCAACCCCACGTTCCATTCACTTGCACTGTTGCCTCGTAATGGTTCACGTTCTGAGCAATCCAAGTAGGGAACACATAATCACCGATGGCGCGAATCCGCGTGAACGGGGAAACGATACCGCCTGCGATTCCATTGTTCGGTTCTAGTTGAGCATCCGTGGCCGCATTCCACGTCACGTCGAACGTGTCGCCCGTGCTGGATGTTTTCAGCGTGGTCAGAGACACCAAATCGTCTATCCGGCAGGTGAAAGAATCCTCCGGGATAAACACGCGGGTTTCTGTCGTCTGGTAGAACACGCGCTCGCAATAACCGTCAATCTCACGAGACGCTGCCTCGATACTGAGTTCGAGAATGTCGTCGTCAATGTTGTCCGTAATGCGTAACGCTTTTTTCACCAATGTCAGTGAAACATAACCGTTCGTAACTGCCATAGAAGCCTCCGCCTCTAGTTTACCTGAGCCACTCCCCAGCCCTACGAGACTTCAGCGACCACGAGAACCCCATGTCCATCCCGGCGGACTTTTGCTTATACAACATGACATTCCGGCGGAACGTCTCCGCGTTCTTCTCCTGGAAACGTTTGTCGGATTTCAGTGTGCTCGAATTGTCGTGACCTGGTGCGACATCCAGCCGTGTAATCGGCAAACCGGCAAACTGTACACGCCGTTCAAAATCATTGTCCTCGCAGTAGGCAGGGTAGAAACGTTCGTCAAACAGCCCCACACGCTCCACAATGGCCTCACCTACGGCGAAGGTGTGCCAGTGCGGGACATGCTGAGAAAGCGTGAGAGCGTCCGAGGAGGCCGTTGAGAGTAGTTCCAGGTCACCAGGGCGAAACCACATGTCATTGCTCGCGAACGTCCACACCGGATCGTGAGGGAACAACTTGACCCCGAGATTCCATGAACCTGCCACACCCAGATTAGACGGCAACATCAACACGCGCAGATTCTTGACCGGCAGTTCACCCTTCTCGAAAACGTCCTCGAAACCGCCACCGTTATCAATTATGAGAAGGTCACGAATCGGAAAGTCAATCGACTGCAGCATTCGCCTGAGCAAATCGTAACGGTTCAGCACGGGCACAATCAGGTTCGGAATCACAAGGTCACCGCATTCAACATGCCATGTTTAAACAGTTTGCCCTGCGGGAAAATCTCATGCAAAATGTTCGCACCATTCCGCATATCCTCGACAATAAACAACCCGCCCGGAGCCATCCGGTCACGCATAAACTCCGCTACCTTCACAACGGCCTCGGTGACATGCGGGCCATCATCAATAAACACATCCACATTCTCCAACACAGACAACGGTTGTGGATCGAACGCATCCCACTCAAACACCTGCGGCTCATTCGACTTAAACGCGCCACGATTAACCAAATCAACACGGTTCACCCGTGACAAATCCACATCCAACCCGACCACCTCCGCGTGCGGATACAACTCACACCACATCGCCAAAGACACACCCGTAAACACACCCAACTCAACAAACCGTTTCGGGTCACGGTCACGCAACAACTCACCATAGGCATTCGCATAGTTCATGCCCCGAGAATGCATTTTGTCTGCGCCGCGATTATTCGGAGGCTGTTTCGTCTTATCCAATGGTGACTGCACACGCGGCAACTCCACCATATTCGGTGAAAACTTCCGCTCCAACAACCTCAACTGTTCTGCAAGTTCCATCATCCCCTCCTAATATGCGGAGTCCACGCCGTATATGGATTCCTTCGAGACCGCCCCGGCATTGTTCGTATATCAACATTATGCGCCCAGGTGAGAAACGGCAACGCTATCTGATCGCGTAACGAATGCCGTGTCACCTCATGCCACC